GTGCATTTGGAATAAACCAAATACTATCTACTAAAAACACAAGTGTTTTTGCTCAGAAGGAGAGAACCGAGACATAATGTCGCTAAAAGATTATAATCAATTAGACATAGAGTCAAAGAAGATCCTCAGTCACACGGGGAAGGCAGACACAAAACGATCTTGGAAAGATCGTGTCTTTATTATCGAGAGTTCAAAAGCATTAAGCGATGACTACTCTTTAAGCCAACCAACCGTGGTAAAAATTATAGAGGTGGTGGGAGCAATACAAGAATTATATACGCTCACGGGCTTACCTAGCCCCGCCTCTCGTTCCTGGTTTACATCAAACCGTACTAAGAAACAGACAAAAATCGAAATCGCATTGCGAAAACGGACATTGCTTGTTAATCGGGAACAATACAAGCTCGCGCATGCCCTATTGGCGTACGTTTGCTTAAATGGTGAAGACAGCTGGGTTAAACTTTTAAAATGGAAGTTTGCTGTTTATTTTGCCAGTCAGAGATCCCAAGAGATCGCTGAATTTCCAAGGATAGATTGTCCAGTCTACGGAAAGAGGGACGCCGTCCTGCCAACAAATCGTTATAATCGAAAGATTCACGAAAACGAAGGTGGGAAAGTGCACAAGTTCTTCACGAGACCGGATATAATCCTAGGCGGGATCGCACATTGTCACATCCAGTCGTTATACGACCGTGACAGAGAGCTCTACTGGGAGTTTGTGAACAGTTCACAGCAATACAAGAAATGTATGCCGTGTGTTCCCGACTCCATGGTAGAGGACTCAGTGGATTCAACCGTTTCAGAGCTAACAGGGGAGGTTCGAGACTCAGACATTGGTTTAATTAAAATAAAACCATATCCGTTCTGGGAGGACCTCTACCCTGATAAGCACCAAGAGGAAATACTAGCGGTGAGGGGGGTGTTGGAGAGAGAGATTCGACGGTCCGTACGTGAGCTGTATACAGGTCACATGATACGTCCAGACGAGGTTTTTGAACCCTTCCTGGCTTCGGGCAATGCTAATTATAGCAATGCAAGGAGCAAGGGAGGGGCCATAGGAGTACTATATAGTGCTAATATCTATGGTCAGAGGCCAGAAGGGACACTGAACTTCGGTCGCGCAAGCGCGGAGTATTCGTCTCCCGTGGCTACGAGCTACGGCGTCTGGGGAAGAACCCAACAAGACTCATTAAATGAGTATGATAGAATCTTTCAAGAGACCACACCCGGTGAAATTTACATCATCGATGACACAAATCTCAGGGAGACCTGGAGAGAACAATATCTCACTATCTATGAACTAGCTAAAGACGAGATACCCTTGGTTAAGGCCATCGGTCTCTGTGAACCACTAAAGGTTCGGACTATATCTAAAGGTCCACCGTTTCTATACACAGTTCTTAAACCCTTCCAAAAATGGTTATGGAAGGTTCTCAAACGGAATCGCGTTTTCAAACTCATCTCTACGTACGTCACCGAAGACCTTATCAATAAGGTATTTGGAGAGTTGACGGCAGATGAGGAAATGCTATCCGGAGACTATATTAGCAGTACAAACAAAATTATGTACTGGGCATCGGAGTGTGCTGTTGACGAACTCTTCCAGTTATGGAATGAGGAGATCCTAGAGGAGGACCGTGCTTTCTATCCAGATAATTTCTTGGAAGATTTGCAGGGGCTCTTCTTGAAGGCTCTCACTCGTCACATGTTCGAAGAGAAAGGAGTTAATCTCGCTCAAACGAACGGACAGCTCATGGGTTCGATTATATCGTTCCCGTTCCTTTGCATAGCTAACGCGGCAATGTGCCGCCATAGTCTAGAAACTGCTTACGGTAAGCCTTTTCGTCTATCTAATAAAGAGACCACAGAAGGTGGCCCTATCGCACCACTCCTAATTAATGGAGATGATTGCGTTCTAAAGGGGCCTAAGTACCGTTTGCGTTCCATATGGGAACCGATAACAAAGGTTGGGGGATTGGAGACATCTCTAGGAAAAACCTACTTTTCGCGACAATTCTTAACTATCAACTCAGCCATATTCGTATGGGATGAGCCACTTACTAAGTGGGTAGAAGCAAGATATGTCAACTTGGGGCTGATGATGGGACGTCGTAGAGACGCCACCAAGGACGCAAAGTGTACGGTTGAAGCGCAAGCTCCAGCACAAGTGCACGGTGGTCAACTTGGAAATATCAGTCGAGAGCTTAAAAGAAGCTGCCCGCCACGGTTGTGGGCCCAAGCGAAAGCAAGATTTGTCTACTATAACATGACTACACTATCTAAATATCCTAATATTCCGTGGTATATCCCGGAGTGGCTAGGAGGGTACGGACTTCCCAGAGACGACGTCTCTGAAGGAAATGTGTCCGATGCGGACCGATATGCGGCCACCATAATCAAAATGAAAATGCTGGCACATAAAGAGTTCCGCCCCGTGCTCCCTAAAGATATGGATGAGTGGATTCTGCACCAAAAGGTGGAAAAACAACTCAAGGAGGAATATAAAGGTATTTTACCTGTCTTCTTCGATGTCGGACATCTCCCTAGTGGAGAGGCCGTAATTCTAGAAGAGGAATATTCTAAAGCCTATAAGGCTCTGGTGTGCGACACAGTTCAACGCCTTCAACTAAAGGATTTATCCAAAAAATTGAAAGGTGATTCGGTGCACAGAGCGCTTCAACACAATTCGAACGTCTGGGGGCGAGCTTTTAGCTTGGCCAAGAGATTCATAGAATCGGGTATTGCACTCGAGATGATGACAGATGAAGATATGTGTTACGAAAATAAAGATATTGTTTATCCAGTGGTGATTAGATCCCACGCAGAGATGGTGGCACAAGTGCTACCAGGTCGTGCATATGTAGAACATAAACCCAAGAAAATCCTATATCGATAGGTCGCGGTAAGGTACCGTGAAACGTCGCAACATCCGTCAGGGTGTATCAGTCGACAACAGAAGGAACACTGTTATAGCGCAAAGAAAAAATCAATTTTCTTGCGGTCGAATGAATCCACTCTCATTAACCTTCCAGCCGACATTAGTCGGGCTGTATAGGGAAGGAGGAGTCTGGAAGAAAA